AATATTTAGGTATTTTTTGAGACACGCCTAGAGTACGGCCTGTAAAACCAATTAACCTTTTTTGAAAAAAGATAGGGAAGATAATGCGGTTTTTAAAATAATCTCTATAGTGGCCAGCATCAGTCTTTAATATCAGATTAGCCTTCTCAAGTAATTCATTGTCTAAATGCTGATCTACGAGCCAAGTCCACGAATTGGGTGAATACCCTAACTCAAACAATTTAGCGGTCTCTTGAGTAATTCTACGGTCTCTAAGCGCTGATCTAGCATTAGCGCTTACTTCATTCTTTGTAAATAAGTTAGCAGAATATAAGTTTAGAGCAAATTGGTTTATTTCAAACACATTAGTGAATTGTTTATGGGTTGCTTTAGGGGCTAAATCAGGTCTACCAATTTTTTCAGCTAATTGTGCTAATGCTAAAGGATAAGGAATGTCCTCAAATTTTGAAATAAAAGTTGCTGCATTGCCCGTTACTCCACAACCAGCCCCAAAGCACTTGAAGATACCGATTCGGGGGGAAATGACCAATGAGGGGTCAGCGTCATGATGGAACGGGCATTTGCATCTATAGTTTTCGCCTATCTTTTGAATAGGCAAATAGTCTTTTATTACATCTTCAATCTTTATTAAACTGAATAATTGACTAGACTCTTTGCGTTGCATTTTCTATTTCTTGTTTCAAATAATAACTTAAAGCCATAGTAACATGTGGTACTATAGATTTTCCTATTTGGTCTAATTGACCGGATTCATTGCCGTAAAACTTAAAATGGTCAGGAAAGCCCATAATCCTGGCGTTTTCCCTTGGTGTTAAAACCCTGCTTTCATAGGGGTGTACAAATCTTGAACAATGAGAAGCAATAGTTCCAGCATGTTTTTCGGGATCTAGCCTCAAATTATTTTGAGTACCATAATAAGATTGGCCTATTTGCAATTTAGCGAAACCTTGTATACGCTTCAGGGAGTGATTGGGTTTATTATGATTTGGTACCCCGTCACGTATGTCTAATACGTTTTTAAGCTTATCACCTCTATTATATCTATTGTGTAACATTATATAATCAGTCTTTAATAATTTTTCAAAATCAAATTTGGGTTCAAATAATCTACTGCCAATAATAAAAGCCCTTTTACGGCTTTGAGGGACCCCAAAATCTTTAGCATTTAATACAACAGTCTGTATTTGATAGTAGGGTAAACTCAATAAAGCACTATCTTTACCTTTAAACATTAATGAATTGTCTTCAAACCAGAATGTTTTTAACACATTGGGTACATTTTCTAAAATAAAACAAGTGGGTTTTAGCTTTTGCATTGCCACTAAAAATTTTACATAATCAAAGTCAAGAGGATCTAAAGTATGTAATTTACCCCTATCTTTTCTTTTGGTACCAAGGTTACTAAACTGTTTACAATCAGGAGAGCCCATAATCAAAGAAATAGGTTGACCCATAATCTCTTCATACATATCTAAGTATTGACCTGTATAGCAACCTGGAAAATTATGATTGAATGTTTCTTGATTAAAGAATTTACGGGGCTCAATATTAAAAGTAGGTTTATATCCTGCCCATTTAGCCCCTAACAAAGAGCCACCGATCCCACCAAATATACCGCCTACATTCATGAATTTACCACAAGCTTAGGGGCGTAATAAGTATTACCCTCCCCTTTTAAATACCAATCCACTCTAGCACTATCTGGTATTTCTAAGGTTACAGGATGAAAAGTAATATTTTGTTTGTCGTCAAACTGTTCAACATGTTTGCGGCTATCAATAAATTTAACAACACCGTCGTATTGACTTTCGGCTTGTAAAAAATTATTAAACCAAGTAATAATAGTACCTGGCTTACAATATTGCATAATGTGAGTAGGAAAATATCTTTTATTAACCATATCACCATAGCAATCATAAAATATACCATCATATTTTCTATCGGTAGGTATATCATCATACCAATTACCTTTTACAGGGATTACATTTGGTTTATCTTCAGCCCAATGTTCTAAAAAGGCATACATACCAGGGTTTACTTCAATAATTGTATGAGATTCAATATTATGTTCTTGAATAAAATTAGCACTAATACCCATACCAAATCCCAATTCTAAAATGTGACCACCGTTGCCACATACAATATCAGCATGTACTTTCATCATTGGAGCTTCCCAATTTGCCATTACATCCCAACCTGCAGCTTTATCTATAATTCTACTTTTGGTTACGTGAAATTTTGCATTTTCAGCGTATGATTTCATGGGCGCCATTTCTTTGGTGTATTATGAAAAAAGGATTTTATCTCTCCTGGTGTTTTATTTAACTGTATTGCTAATAATTGTGAGGGTACCCCAGCGTGAATAGACATTAAATCAATACTCCATTTATCACAACTTTCACATTGAGTAAGATTAAAACCCCACGTAGCAGGACCATTAGGGCCCACAGTCGTAGATGTAGCTTCTGTCCATTTTAAACTTTGTTTATTAGTTTCTGTTGAACAGCTTGACCCACAATGAGGACAAACACCATTTACAGTAGCAACAGGTGCCCCGTTTTGAAGCATTACTAAACTAAAAGTACCATTACTTTCACCTAATTGAGTTTGCATTATATACTCCCATTTTTTAACATTGAACGTTCAAATGCCCAAGCATGTAATGAGCCAATCCACATATTGAGTTTACCCATTCTTAAATCCATGTCTAAGCTATCCCTAACCCATTGAGCTAATCTAATCGTCATATAAATATCATTTTTAAAATGTCTACGTACATCACAACTACGTATATGATAGGTACAATCAAGGCTATCATCCCTTATTAAAAAATGATAGCCAAGTGTACAAGGTACCCTTTCACCAATATCAACTTGGTCTTCAGGATACCAGACCGACAAGTAAGCCTGGCGTGTTAAAGGGTCAGCTTTCATGCGGTCAATTAAATTATTTAAATCTCCATAATTATATCTAATACCTTTTAAATCACGAGGGGGCCAATATCTTTCCATATAAGAATGGCTAAATTGTTTATCACCCTCACGAAAACGGTCATTATCTTTACTATGGTCGTAGTAAGGCCAGTTTTTATATTCATTTCCTGGGTTACGAGGAAAGCCAGCTACTCTTTCTTGAAAGTGGCTTTCTGACCAAGGTTGATCTGCATTACATTGGCTTTGAAGTATAGACTTATTCATTGGCATTTTCATTTGTAAGTAACGTTGAGTTACTTCAATCATTGGGTGTTCAACCTCAACTGATTGCCATTTTAAAGGTTTTACTTCTTTACCGTTTTGATATAAATCTAAAACAGCTTTTTCTATAGCTTCATGTACAGTCAGTACCATTAATACTCGCTTTCATTAGTTGTTATAATAAGTCAATATAGTTAACAAAATATGTTAACTTACTAGATCAGCCCGAAAAAGTCTTTTTCTTACCACCATCATAAATATAAGCATGTCCTTCTTGTATTAATATTTGATTAATACTAAAAGGGCCACCCTCCGCTGTACCTTCATAATTCTTAATAAAGACCTCACCAAGTAGTCTACCGTATTTACCAAGCCCGTGGCTTTGAACCAAAAATTTACTATCATTTGATTCTATCAATTCTTTATTACGAGCTTTTGCATATAAGCCTTTAGCTTTTTCTGCTTTATCTCGGGTCCTTGATTCCCAAGTATCAATGCCCATATATCTAATTCTTTTTTTAACCCAAATATCAAAACCCACATCAATGAGTGCATCAATAGTATCACCATCAACAACTCTTAATAATTTACATTCATAAAAATACTTAGTCATTATTTTTCTCCTTTTGCAGTTATATCATAACTAACGTGATCATTTTCATCGCCAGGGTCTTGTGGGGATACCCATTTAACCTCATCGTTAGCTACGCTTAAAATAGCATAACCGGCAATATCTCTCCAAGGGTTTTCCTGGAAAGCGCCTTTGTCATTAGCAATCCTAAACAACTTATCAATAACTCTTACAATGGTTAAAAAATCCATATAAGATCTGGGGTCAACTCCGTTTGGGTATAATATCTCTAATATTTTACCTGCCTTACCAAATGAATCCCCATAGGCCTTATTTTTCTGGTCAACTAGTTTTCCTATCTCTGTTGCTATTTTTTCATATTTCATTTAATCTCCTATTAACATATCTATATCAACACCGTCTTCCTCAAATAAATCATAGGTACGGGTTAATACTCTTTTAATCCACTGCATCTTTATCGTTTCAAGACAGCTTGGGTCTCCAAACTTATCTTTAAATCTAACCAGCATCTCTTTGAATGAAGGATTCCAGCTAGTAATTCCATATTTTCTCATCATCATAGCTGCTGTAGGGGCCTGGTGCATATTGATAAATGATGACGTCATAAAACAGGAGAATAAAGTACATTTAACCTTCTGCTCAACAAACCCTTTCAGCATCTCGTTTAAAAATTCAAAATCCATATAAGTCTTTGGCCATATTTCTGTATTTCTAAATACAATCAAAGCTTCATATTCAGTCATTGTTGATTTCTGTATATATAAACTATCTAAGCATTTTAATCTATCAGTTCGATTAAAAGCCGGCTCCGAGAATGAGATTAGCCCTCTGGCCTGTCTGGGCTGAAGTTGACGAATACAGGAAACTAAGAGGTCATATTGTTTCTGTACTTTTGGACCAAAGTAGCTTTCCCGAAGCCGATTTAATTTGAATTCCTTTTTATAACCCGAATACTTATAGAAATCTTTTTCTATAATTGTATCGTCAAAATGAATTCCTTCCGTAAAACCATATACCCTTCGAGAATACATGGTAGGATAATAATAAGAATGTTGGTTACCTGTAGCAGTATGAACAAGCAGATTAAACCATAGCTCTGACATGTTTTTACCTGTAACCTGAACGAACAATTATTTTACCCCTGAGCTTCCAAAGCCTCCACTTCCTCTGTTGCTTTTCTCAAGTTCTTCAACTTCAACAGCTTGACCTGTCCAAATCTTCATTAAGATTAGCTGAGCTATTTTTTCACCCTTGGGTATTACTACCTCTTTATCTGAATGATTAAATAAGTGAACGTGTATTTCCCCTCGATAACCTGCATCAATTACTTCAGCACCCTTATCTAGTTTTAACTTGGTAGCTCTACCTGATTTATTACAAACCATTAAAGCATAACCAATAGGGAATTCACAAGCTAAACCCAATCCTGTTAAAGCATCACCCCGTGGAGGTATCTTTACTTTTTTAACAGTATATACATCCATTCCCGCATCATCGTCGTGTGCCCTTTGAGGTATAACTGCATCTTTATGTAGTTTTTTAAATTTTAATAACATTACTTAGGACTCATAAATTTATGAAAGCCTTGAACAACTCGGTCCATAAACCCGACTCTTTTCTCCGCTGTGTTCGCTGGTGTGGGGTTCATAACCTGTGCTA